AATATGAGAGAAAAAATCGAATCAATTGAAAAAGACAGGTGTATTGAAAAATCCGATACAATGATTGCGCAAGAATATAATTTAATTTATAAACCACCGGTTGAAACTGATGAAATATTTACTATTTATAATAAACCTCCATTAATTGAAATGAAATTAGAAATGCCTATTTTAGAAAAACAAATCAAAGAAAAAGGAATGCATCCTAATGCGAAAAGTCCGAGTAAAGTTACTAAAAGAAAGTCTAAGAAAAATCATTCCTCAATTCAATAAGTCACAGTTCAGAGTATATAAAAGAAATTACAAAGAATCGGGTCATTTATGGTAATTGAAATATTTGACGGAGAAATCCATGTTTTGAGTGAAGAATATGCTTACATTTTAGATTTTTTAAAAAGTTCGCATACAATTGATGAAATGCAAATTTCACATGAAAAAATATTAGAATTTTCTAAAAAATATGCAGAATATCTTTTATTGTTTAATAAAGAAAAAGTAATGAAAATTTTAGTAAATTATATAATGCCAAATCATTTTGGATCTACTTATGATGAAGATTATGAATTTATAATGAGAAAACCACAAATGATTAGTTCATCAGCGAAATATGGAACAATAGCAATGAAATTCAAAAGAGCGACAAATGACAATATTACAGCTTAATCCACCTATTCCTATGAATACTCCAAAGGGCGCAGGATTAGCCCATTTATTATTAGACTATGGACCAGAATATAATTTAATTTGGACTGTATTTATTAACCAAACAGGCGAATGCTGGTCTTTTCAGAATCCAGAAATTAGAGCATGTAAAAATATTACTTTAGGAAGAATGAATGAAAACATTTAATAATGAAGCACAAGGTGATCTTGTTACTTTAGAAATGAGAATTAGAGAAGATGTTAGACATATTATGAGAGCTATGTTTATTTCATCGGAAGATAAAAAGAAAATGCTTGAAGATGCTTTAGAATCGGCTATAAATAGTGGAAATATAATGAATGTTGTTGAAAGATATGCTCATCAAGCAATAGATGAAGCTGTTCAGGAATATTTTAAATTCGGCGAAGGAGGAATAGCATTAAGAAAAGCAATTAATGATGTTTTACATGAAATAATTCCAAAAATTTTTAGTAAAGAAAAACTATAAATACGGCTTTTTTACCGCCTTCTTGGGAATTTGATTCTGAAGAAGATCAAAATAAATATAAAATGGATCGAAAATTTAAAATAAATTATTTGGAATTGATAATTAGATGAGAAAAACAGCCGGAGAATTATCAAAGCAAGCAGCCTCTGATACAACGAAATATGATGCTTTAGAAGTTGGTCATGCAATGGCCGATGATATTTCAGTGCATTTGAGAGAGGCCATTGAAAATCATAAGCATTTGTTTGATGAAAAAGAATTTTGCGTTGTCATGATCATTGCTAAAGATTCGATGATCCCTAATCTAATTCGCCGTAAATTTTATTGCTGGCCATATCTGCCTAAGCCTCGTCCGAATCAAGCCGTGTTTTTATATGACAAATTAAGAGACAAAATAACAAAAAGGCTATGGGTACTACCAAGCGATATGGTGATGGCAGAATTAGCAGGGACGAACATAATAGTAGATAAGAGATATGAAACAATGCAAGCATGGTCTGTAGCTTTCTTTAAGGGTACTTTTTGGGATTATATCAGACATGAGCATAAAATAACAATGCCGTCCGAACGCGAATATTTCTTAGAGCATCGCGAGGAACTGATTAAGGCTGGATGTCAACTCCCTAATGTGGGAGATACCGAGTCCTTTGATTTCAGTAAAATCCAGATCAAAAATTTCGTAGACTCTGAAACACCCGTGATCAGTTAAACATTTTTCAATAGTTTTAGGTAAACAAAGTATTTCAATTGGAGCATCCGCTGCTAAATATTTCATTGAATTTTGATAATCAACAAATTTCTTTAAAACTTCTTCTTTTATTTTCCTTGATTGCATATCTTGGTCAATATGATTATTAGTTAAATTTTCTAAATCTGACATTAAGAGGTTTCCTATGAATGATAATACACAACAAAATAGTACAGATAATACTATACCACAAGAAAAAACTGAAACTACAATTGAAGAAACAAATCAAGTCGTAGAAAATAATGTAGAACAAAAACAAGAAGATCCAAATTGGCGCGCGTTCAGGGAAGCTAGAAAAAAAGATCGAGTTGAAAGAGAAGCAGCCGAAAGAAAAGCAGCTGAAAAAGAAGCGGAAGTAATCGCATTGAAAGCAGCTATGGAAGCGGCATTTGCTAAAGATCAAAGAACTACTCAATACAATGAGCAAAATTATTCTAGCAATGAAGAATCTGAAGATGAGCGCATAGAAAAGAAAGTACAGGCAGCAATTGCCTCACGCGAAAGGGAATACGAAAGACAAAGGATAGAAAGAGAAAAGATCGAATATCCTCAGCGATTACAAGAACAATTTGGAGATTTTAATCAAACTATTGCAAATGAAAACTTAGATTATTTAGATTTTCATTATCCAGAAATCAGCGGTCCCTTATCTAAAATGGCAGATGGTTATGACAAATGGCTTTATATTTACAAAAACATTAAGAAATTTGTACCTAATAATGCATCCGCAAGAAAAGATTCAGTCAAAGCCGATAATAATTTTAATAAGCCTAAATCTATGTCTAGTACGTCTATAACACCTCCAGGCGAAACAACTTCAGCGAGCAGGTTAACCGAAGAAAGAAGAGCGCAAAACTGGGAAAGAATGCAAAGAGCATTGAAAGGGGTTTCATGAAAAAAGCATCATATGAATTTGAATTCTTGAGAGATAGATTAAAAAAAATAGCTCATTTACTTCTAAAAGAAGAGTATATAGAAGTATCTTTTATGCTTGGATGTTTACATTCCATTTGCCACGATAATATCGATCATTTTAAGGAAAAAAATGATGAAAACGTTTCCTAAAAATTGTTCCTTGAGTGATTTTACAGATAAGGAATTGTATGAATTAATAAAAGAAAATAATGCAAAAACATCTTTTGAATTAGCATGCTATACATCAGAAATTTTGCTAAGAATGATTGAAAATAGGTGGTCACTTTCTTTAATAAAAAAGGAAAAAGATAATGAATGAAAGTCAAAAAGCATCTTATGAAGATCTATTTGAAGCTTATAAAAAAACACAATTAGTTGCATATGGTTCAGCGGATCAATACCAGTTTCATAGAAATGAATTATGTATAAAATTAGCTGAATTCATCCTTTTACCCTATTTTGAACAAATACAAAATGAAAACGAAGAAGAATATAAAATAGAATATTGATAATAAATATTTTTATTGATAGTATGAAAACTTAGCAGTCAAGGGGATACTCTGCTACCCCAAAGAGCCTACGCCTCTCAAACGTAAGATAAAAAGCAATTTTTAACTTTCGTTTTTGAGGCAATCATGACTTTCCCCAGTGGAATCACGAATATAAATAATATGGCGCCTGAGCTTCCTGTTCAAGCGTCCGAAGATCTCCTATCTACTCCAATGTTCAATCTTATCCACTCTTTCGGTGTTGACCTCCATCATGCCGAAAGTTATGTGGGTAAAACAACCCGTATGAGCCGTTTTGAACGTCTTTCAACTGAAGGCGGTCAATTGGACGGTTCTGGAATAGACCCCGCTTCAGAGGTCCCTATACGCACGGACATCGATTCGACCATGGAAATATACGCTAAGAGTATAGTAACAAACGAGCAGGTCGTTTTATATGAGAATTCCAAGACATTAACCAAGTTCACAGCATTGCTTGGACAATGGTTAAGAGAAAAAGAAGATTTGTTGATGCGCGATCTATTTAGCTCTAGCGTGTCCTATATCAATGCTACAGGCGGTTTAAACGGCGATCAACCTTCTAACATAAGCCTAAACGATGTTAACAACATCGAAAACATTCTTCTTGGAAATGATGCTCGTAGCATGCTTACAAGCTTAGACGCTACCAGGATGATAGGAACAGCAGGTGTTAGAGATGCATTTATAGCTTTGGCTAATACTAATCTTTGTGCTGATTTCCAAAAAGTACAAGGTGTATTGCTTAAATCTGCTTATCCATCCCAAGAAGGTATCAGACCAGAAGAATATTGCTCTATTAGCCGATTCAGATTCTTTGTTTCTTCTAAAGCTGCAAAAACGCCCGGCATTTCTTTGAAGGGTAATACAGTCTATACAATTCCTATGTTTGGTTTAGAAGCAGCAGCAAAAATCGAACAGAACAACTACACGGCCGTTATCGGTTATCGTCCTCCTTGGGTTGTATCCTCTGTAGCCCAAAACAGCCAGCTTTACGCTAAATTTGCGATTGCAAGAGCAATCACAAATCAAAACTGGATCTCCGGTTTGAATGTAACAACCTTCCAACCCTCATAAGGAGACGTTCATGGCTTTTACTATTGTCACTCAAGGGACTTTTACACAGCCGGCAACTGCTGTTAGTCAAAATATTCCACTTCCTAGCGGAGCGGATTATTTCGTTACTACTAATTTGACTCAAATGGCTTTACAACCTTCAACAGGTGTAGTAGTTCGAGGAGAATGGTACGGAGGCGGACTAACAGCAATCAATGATGGTATTCGATGGAAAAAAAACGGAACAACACCGTTTGGATTACAAATCGATACTTTTGCTAATGCTGTTTCACCAAATTCTGCATCCAATGGATTTACTTATGTAAACTCATTTCCTCAACCTGGGCCTGCGGTCGTAGGAACAGCGATCACAAACGCTAATCCTGCTGTCGTTACAATGACAAATACATTTTCTGAGGGAGATGTCGTTCAGTTGTTTAACACAACAGGAATGCTTCAAATCGCAGGAATGGCATTTACAATTTCATCCGTCTCAGGTTCAGGATTTACATTGCTTGGACTTAATGCTTCTGGTTTTGCAACAGCTGCAACAGCAGTTACAGCGAGAAAAATCAATAAAATGATGCCTGTCGAGCCAAGATTTTTGTATGTCACAGGAATTACACAGGCAACACAAGGCGTTGTTACCGTATCAGAAGCGCATAATTATGTTGTTGGTCAGAAAATTGAGTTTTCTATTCCTGGTTCATTTGGAATGGTTCAACTTAATAACTATTACCTTCCACAAAATGCGCCTCCGGTTATTACTGCGGTAACTACTTATACATTTACGATAAATGTAAATACAACCAACTTCACAGCATTTGCATTCCCTTTAAGTACGCAATCTCCGGTTGCAGCTTTATTTGCGACTGTTGCATCGGCTGGTCAAAGTACTCAGTTTAACCCAATCACAGGCGTTCAAACTGGATACAATTTTCAATATGTACCGTTTCATAGTGGGAACTTTGTACCTTATATGTACTTACCTGCAGGAGCACAAAGTCCTGGCGGTGCAGCTAACGATGTTATTGTTTACCAAGCCTATAAAATGGAAACAGGGACGATTAATTCGCCGATACCGTCATAAGTATTGGTTTGGGGGGGACATTTGTCACCCTCCCGTTTCGTTCAATATGATCAACATAAAACGTTTTAAAGCGTAGATAGATGAAAACTAAGGAATAAAATGAGAGAAAAAAAAGTCTCCAAAAAGGCTGAAAAACCTAAGAAAGCGCAAGTATCATCTAAACCTGATGGAGGCACTAAGACTGCGACAGCTACAAAAACAGCTACAGCTACGAAAACTTCGACAGATGCTTATACACAAGGGAATATTACTGTCACCGGGGGCGCAGGAAAAGGAGCAACCAGCGTAACGATAGGATTGCCGGGAGGTTCACTTGCAAATCATGCAAAAAAAGCTAGTAAAGCTAAAGCAAAGAAAAAGTAAAAAAATGGCTAATCAATATCTGCCTCCAGTAATCACAATTCCAAGCTCCTTGCTAATCACAGCAATTAGTCAATCAGCTCCTATGGTGGTTAGTGTAGAAATTGGAAATGTTAGCACCGAGACAAATACGTACATTGTGGGCATGGCAATACGTCTATTTGTGCCCAAATCTTATGGCATGTATCAGGCTAATAACCTAGTAGGAACGATCATTGCTATCAATGATTCAAATTTTACTTTGAACTGGGATTCAACTTTGTTTGATGCTTTTGTGATTCCATCGGGAAATGCAGAAACGCCTGCAAGTATCGCTCCGTTTGGTTCCAGAAATTTACAATACGATAATTCAACGGACTTAGTGCCGTTTCAATCTTTAAATAACATAGGTAACTAATGACTAACTTATTAATGGCTACCGCCTCAGGCGAGCAACACGGCTTAATTAATACTCTTACTAATAGCGTTGTAAGTGATGATTTTAAAAACTTTAAGCCCGAGCACAAGAAAGAATTGGAAAGAGAGAAAAAAGAACATGCTCGTTTAGTGGATGCTGAATATCAAAACTCGCGTGGGAGACATGAAAGATTGACAAAACCATACTGCAAATATGCAGGCGACCCAATCCAAATTTGGCATTTCATTCCAGGAAAAACATATAAAGTGCCTTTAGGATTAGTTCAGGAAGTAAACGACAAAAATAAGCGCATTCCTAAAAGAAGTGGTTTAGTTTCCATTGACGGAGAAGCATTAAAAAAAGATGAATCTCCGCTTGAATCAGATCAGGAAGGTGAATGGTTACACAGATTTTTTGCAGCTGGTTTCTAAACGAATATTTAAGGTTATTATATGCCGGCACCAGTTTTACAAGCAGATTCAACATATTCTTTTATTGAAAGAAAAGTTAGGCATTTAACTGCTTCTGCAAGTGAATCTGCTTTAAAAAGCTCAGATATTCAGCAAGCAATAAATACTTTTTATAATAATGATTTTCCCTATGCGATTAAAATCGATCAGCAACGTAGTGTGTACAAGTTTTTGACTATTCCAAATGTGGACAGATACCCTGTTGATGTTAATAATTTACAGGGGTTTCGCGCTCCTGTTTATTTTGAGGGAATTCAAGGAAATTTCTTTAAAAATAGAGATCAACTTTATAATCTTTATCCACGTTATCCAACACAATTTCAACAAGGTGTTTCTACTTTAACAGGAATAATAACTAATGTTGATTTAACCGGTGCGACCACTCCAACCGGTACCGTTAGAGTTGTTTCAACTGCTCACGGTTTACAATCGGGCGCTTTTGTAACAATAAACGGAGTCGTCGGAACCACTGAATTGAACGGAAATACTTATCAAATCACACTAACACCTAATCAAGTTAACTCTTTTAATCTTGTTGGAACAAATGTAGTTAACTTTTCCGCTTATATATCAGGTGGAACATGGGTAACAACAAACACCTCATATTCATTTCAACTTTTTGGAAATAATCAAAATGCGTTTCCGGCTCCAAATTCAGGAATTTTAAGCACACAAGTTATTATCGGGGGCATAGATATAAATGGAAATCCAATCAGAATTATTGATGATGGGGGCGCTGTCGTTAATAGTTATGGCGTTGGTAATAACACAACCACCGGAAATTTAATCTTTTTAAATCAAAATGCTGTTGGTGACAATGTTTATTTAGATTCTTTGAATAATCAACAACCTGCTTTACCTGCTTTAGCTCCGTTAGGTGGTCAACAAAATGCTAATTTACCGAATACAGCTTATCCTCCCAACCCTTTGACTCAACAATATTGTGGTACTGTTAATTATGTCACAACTCAAATTGATTTAGTCCTTCCTGTAGCAGCTATGCCTGGAACGCAATTAAATATATGGGCAGCTACTTATCAAGTAGGAAGACCATATAATCTTTTATTATGGAATTCAGAAATTACAATCCGACCTGTGCCGGATAATGTTTACCTTGTCGAGGTCGAAGCCTATCAAACACCCTCCCAGTTCATGTCAACGAATGATCATCCAATTCTTAATCAATGGGCGCAATATATTGCATACGGAGCCGCTTGCGAAATACTAAGAGATCGGCAAGACGTAGAAGGCGTTCAAAACTTAATGGAAGGATTTAATCGTCAAGAAGCACTTGTATTAGAGAGACAATCTATCGAGGAAATTGGACAGCCGAATATCACTTTATTCAATGGAACGCAAGGCGGATTTGGCACCGGAATTGGATGCGGATATGGAGCAGGTTTCTAATGGCAGGATATCGCCCTTTACGTATTACGGGAATGTCAACTGGATTAGTGCAGCAGCGTGAAGAATTTCTTCTCCCAGATGATGCTTACCCAGTTTTACAGAATGCTTATGTATGGCGTGAAAAGATAAAAAGAAAAAAAGGTTTTCAATATCTTGGAAGACTTCAAAGAAATTTTGTTAATTTTTCAATTGGGAGTACCGGAGGAGCAGGAAATTTATTTAGAAATTTAATATCTGATATACCTATAGAATCCACATCTCAAATTGTACCTGGTTCGGTCATAGTTGTAGTAGGGGGAACTTTAACTTTTAGAGATAATGGAAATGGCGTATTAATTAGTTCTGGAGCTGGATCAGGAGAAATAAATTATACAACAACCTCATTAGCTATTAATAATTCAGGTTTAATAAATACGGCTGCTACAATATCATTTGGTTACTACCCATCTTTACCTGTGATGGGAATAAGAACAGAGGAATTGCAAAATAGCTCTAATGATCAGACTATATTCTTTGATCAAAAATATGCTTACTTATTCAATGGAAGTGTTAATTCATTTCAAGAATTTATTCCAGGTACAACATGGAACGCTGCCAATCTAGGAGTATCAGGAACTGATTTCTTTTGGTCCACAAATTATTGGACAAGCAACGGAATTAATTTCGGTACATTAGGAATTAAATTATTTTGGGTAACAAATGATAGTGGTCATTCAGGAGCTAACGCAGACCCACCAAGAATTACAGACGGTTTGACATGGTTAGATTTTACATCTGGATCTTGGAGTCAAATTGACACTGATAATACACTATTTAATTGGCTTACAATGCTGCCTTTTCGTGGAAGAATGGTGGTATTTAATACTTGGGAAGGTATTACAGCCTCGGGTGCCGGAAGTGCATTAAACTATTCAAATCGGATTCGTTGGGCAACCATTGGAAATCCGTTCATTCCTTTTACTGTTGGACCACCTTCAAAAGGATCTTGGCGTGATGATATAAGAGGACAGGGGGGATTTCTTGACATACCTACTTCAGAGGATATTATATCTGTTGGTTTTGTACGTGATAACCTGGTTATTTATTGTGAGCGTAGCACTTGGCAGCTTCGCTATACCGGCCGTTCTATTGCGCCTTTTCAGATAGAAAAAGTTAATAGTGAATTAGGAGTAGAAAGCACATTTTCTGCAATCCAATTCGATACATCATTAGTTGGTATTGGAGATAAGGGAATAGTTGAATGTGATAGCTACAAATCTCAAAGAATAGACATTAAAATACCGGATTTTGTTTTCCAATTTAATGCATTGAATAACGGTGTTTCTAGAGTACAAGGAATAAGAGATTTTCAAAATAGATTAGCTTATTGGACAATTCCTTTAGTTTCATTTTATCCAAATATTACAAATACTAACTGGATTTTTCCAACAGCTAGACTTTTATATAATTACGAAAATGATTCCTGGGCAATATTTAATGATTCTTTAACGGCATTAGGAACTTTTCAGCTTCAACAAAGTCCTTCATTCCTTCAAATTCCTCAGACTTGGATTGAATATGATAAAACATGGTTAGATGATGATTCAGGAGATCCGATAATAGTCGGAGGAAATCAGCAGGGTTATGTATTAAAATTAGATCAACTTACAGTTAATGACGCTAGTTTATTCATATCAAATATAGTTAATAACGGAAGTGGAATAGCACAAATTACAAGTCCAAATCATAATATGCAATCGGGGTTTATAATTGGAATAAGCTCGATACCTGCTACAACTCCATTTAATGGGTTGAATGGTGGAATATATTCAATTATTGTCATAGATGAGAATAATTTTACTCTGAACTCATTCGATACTATAACAAATCAATTCAACATTCCGGTAGTTGGATCACCCAATGGAACATATATTGGTGGGGGTGTAATAAATATAAGAGAAAATTTCTCTATTACAAGTAAGAAGTTTAACTTTTTAGATGAAGGCCAAAGCATACAATTAGGTTATATTGATGTTTTAATGACAGCGATATCAGATGGAGAAATATCAGTTAATATATATTTAAATTATGATGATGAAAACCCATCTAATACATTGTATAATAATCAAATAATTGGGTCTGATCCAGAATTACCAGATACATTTTTTAACACAGTTATCCCAACAGCTCCCTCGTCTTTTGCTGTGGCATCTCAAGGTACAAAATTTTGGCAAAGAGTTTTTTGCCCCACTCGATCCAACTTTCTGACCATTCAATATACTCTTTCAAACCTTCAAATGTCCGGAGATGCTCAGAAAAAAGATGTGCAGATTGATGCGCAAATACTTTGGATTAGAAAAGCAGGAAGATTAACACAATTTTAAAGGAATAATATGACCTATCAACCTGGAGTTCCTACGGGATCTATACCACTGAATCAAGACTATTTGAATATTGAAAATAACTTTACTCAACTAGATGCACAATGGAGGGTGGATCATACTCCTTTGACAAGCACATCCGGGAATCCACCTAATGGTTATCATACTTCAATACATTTAGTCCCACAAACTAATCCTATTCCGGTTACAGGATATGGACAAGTATATAATCAGACTCTTAATGATGGAATCAATACAGATCAAACATTGTTTTTTCTTACTGGAAATGGTTTAAATCTGCAATTAACAAGAAATTTCTTACCAGTTAATAATGTTAATGGATATACATTTCTCCCAGGTGGATTAATAATGCAATGGGGAAGGGAAAATGGTCCTTTTGTTGGAGGAAGCAATGGAGTTGTTACTTTTACTCAGGCATTTCCGAAAAATTGTTTTGGTGTATGGATGAATCTACAGTACGATAGTTCACCACCTTCAAGTAGTGGTGTAGGAACGATTATTTATGATCAAAGCCTTCTTTCTCCAACTTCTTTTAAATGGTTTCTATTAACTAATTCATCTAAATATACAAGATTTTTTTGGGTCGCAATAGGTAAATAAAAAAGAGAAAAAATATGACATTTAATCCAAGTGCTCCTTCGGGAACCATACCACTGAATCAAGTATATTTGAGTATTCAGAGCAATTTTAATCAGTTAAATCAGCAATTTCAGTCTGATCATATACCTTTTGCCAGTTTGTCCGGAAATCCATCAAATGGTTATCACACAGCAGTTCACTTAGTACCTCAATCAACTCCAACAGACTCGAGCGGATTTGGTCAAGTCTATGATAATACAGTTAATGACGGAATAAGCACCGATGAAATTCTTTTCTTCTTAACCGGAGGTAACTTAGATCTTCAAATGACAAGAAATTTTTTACCTGTGATAGGTGAAGGAGGACATACGTTTCTTTCAGGAGGAATTATTTTACAATGGGGATTGTTTTCCGGAGTATTGGGATCAGGTGTAAGTGGAAACGTAATATTTCCTCAGCCTTTTCCGAACGATTGTTTTGGTGTGTGGATGAATCTACAATATGACAAATTACCACCCGGAACAATACCCGGTTTTGGAGATCCTGAAGCTTCTATTTCTTATGATCAAAACACACTTTCAGGAACATCATTCGATTGGTTTATGTGTACGGGGTCAACAGCTTTTGGATATACTCAATTTTTTTGGGTGGCATTAGGTACATAATGAATATATTTGATAGTCAAACATTCGAAAGTTACGTACCGGTATACGATGCAATACCGGAAAAATGGGAGGACGGAAGGGCCTTTATTGTAGAACAACTTAAAAAACTGGCATTGGCTGTTAATGTAAGAGAAATAGGGTTTTTTTTAGATGAAGAAGTATTAAGCGGAAAATCTTTTATACCGGGATTAAATGATGTTGCAGATGGAGGGACCACTCAACAATTTAGAACAATATTAAGAAAAGTGATTGATTTTGGTCCATTACCAAATAATACCATAAAATCAGTCCCGCATGGAATTGTTTTTGATGCAAATTTTACACTAATACAAATTTGGGCATCAGCTACAGACCCAGTAAATTTTATTGCTATTCCTATTCCTTTTGCATCAACCGGAGGAGCCGGGGGAAATGTCATGTTAACTATGGATAGCGTCAATTTTAATATAACAACCTCAAGTGATCGAACAGCTTTCATAAGATGTTTTGTTTTTTGTGAATATATACAAGAGATTTAAGGAGTTATTATGGGTTTTCTTAGAGGAAACGATGCTGAAGTTGAAAATGTATCAACATTAAGACCGAATCAAGAAGCATTGCATGGGCAATCAGTTAGAGCAGCGCAAGGAAGGGGAGCTGGGGGAGCTTTTGGAGATGTTGCAGATTATTACAGAAATAATTTAAGTGATAACCCTGCTGATTTTAATGCATTTGCAGCTCCGGCAATAAGACAATATCATCAAGATATAGTACCAGGATTAAGCGAGCAATTTGCCGGAATGGGATCAGGTGGTTTATCAAGTTCTGGATTTAGAAATGCTCAGGTACAAGGAGCAACTGATTTATCCGAAAGACTTGGAGCTTTGAGAGCACAATTGAGACAGCAATCTGCTCAAGGATTAATGCAAATAGGTCAACAAGGTTTGCAGTCATATAGCCAACCTATGGTAACTCAAGAGTCGTCCCCTGGATTTTTACAAACAGTAGCTCCAGCCGTTGGAACAGCAGCAGGTGCCTTCTTTGGTGGACCGGCCGGCGCTTATGCAGGATATCAAGCAGCAAATTCACTCGGTGGAAACAATGTGGGTGCAAATTCGAATCCTTATGCCGGTGGAAATTACAGATCAAGCCCTCAAATTTATAATGCTTAGGTAATATTATGGTTAAAATAAGACAGGGAAATATCTTCGGAAGAATTGGAACTGGATTTGCACAAGGATTAGCTCAAGCATTACCCGAAGAAATCAAGTATCAACGAAAACGAGCTGGACTACAAGAATTAGCGGATGCATCTGACCGCGGAGAATTATCCGGAGCGCAATTTTTGGCTAAAGCAGCGGGTACATATGGATCTACACCTCAAGAAGTGCAATCGTTCGGTGAATTAGCAAAACAACAAGCAAAAGGAAAAGCTTTATTAGATAACCAAAATCAGAATCAACCAAATCCATACAAACCTTTCCAAGAAGAAAAACCAAAAGCATCTGCGGATATAAAAGAAACTCCTTCCACGACGAAAGGAACGGATTTAGAAGAAATAATGGACGGATATAGGCCTAAATCGCAAGATGAGATTTTCTCTGAAGCTGGACAATTATATAATGCTAATCCTGCTAAATTTGCTAATAATCCCCAAGAAGCTATCAATTATGTAAATCAAGCAGAACAATTAGAAGAAAAAAAATACAACACTGCTTTAAAACGGCACGAAGATTTAACTGGCGTTCAAAGAAATGTTATAGATACCCTTAGAAAGCATGCTGGAAATTTAAACGCTAAGGTACCAGCTAATGTTTATAGTGAAATAGAAGACAAAGCCATAGATGCTCTAAAACCAAAATCCAAAGGTGGAAAGGGATTGACAGAACAACAGGCAGCGAAAGAATTCGGAAAAGAATTAGATGATATTTCTAGAAATTATGCAAGCGTTAATGCACTGGGTGATTTTGGTTTGATAACGCAGAAACCCCAGGATGTAATTAGAAATATCAAATCGATCCAGGAGAAATTTAAGAAAAGGGGGGATACTGAAAATTTAGCTGATACTCTCATTACTCAAAACGGTTTATCTCCTCAAATGGCCTATGCTCAAGCTGAGCCTGTTCATCAATATCCAAAAACTAATTCCATAATAAAAAATCTTCCTCAAATAAAAAAAAATCAAGTTTCGCAAGTTGGGGGAATGGGAGGATTAGGTGGATTAGGGATATCTAATCCTAAAAGAAGGGATGTAGAAAATAAAACATTAGATGTATCTGCAAAATTAGCTCCTTTATTGAAAGAAGAAGGTTCTAGTCCTTTAGCAATTGCGCATGAATTAGAAAAAAAAGGATACGATCCAGAAATTTGGTTAGATTATGTAACCAACAACAGAAAAGATTTAGATTTAAAAGAAAGTCAGGGAAGACAATTAGACAAACCAAAGAGTTTAATCGGAAGGTTAAACGATTGGTGGTTATCAGCTTTTTCAGGAGTACAATAATGCAACCATATCAACAAGCATCCGAAGAATTAAGAAGAAGGGGAGAAGCCCCGCTAAAAGCAGTAGGAAAAATAGCTGAAGCAGGATTGGATATTGCTTCTACAGGATTAAAATATGGAGGAGGAGCGGCATTATTTAAAAGAGTTTTGCCATTACTTAGCGAATATATTCCCGAAGAATTAGCCAAAAAGGGTTTGAATAAAATAAATCCTGGATTTGGAAAATTCATAGATAAAGCTGAAAGTGAAGGAAGTGACTTTGAAGAAATAAAAGAATTTATTAAAGAAAAAGGTGAAAAAACTTTAGAAAAAGAAAAACCCAAAGAAAATCGCAATATTATCGAACAATATGAACCGGAACTAAATCAATTCATTTTAGATCAAATAAAACAGGGACAAAACCCAGCAGCAGCAGCTTATTTAGCAAAGGAAGCTCCAAAAAACAAAGCAAAATTTTCAAAAATAATTCAAAAACTTGAAAAAGACCATAATATTGATTTTATTAGTTTGGTTGAAAGTTTATTCGGGGAAGCACAATCAAATCAAGAACAGCAACCTCAAAATGATCCAATGCAAGCGCAGCAGCAACAACAACAGGGACAGGGACAACAAAATCAGACACAAGGAATTGGAAAAGGTGAACAAGCCATATTAAATTTTATGCAAGGCGCAAAACAAAAGTACGGTATATAACCAATGGAATTACAAGAATTAGAATCATTATTTTTTGATCTTTTAAGACTTGTAAGAGAAATTTTAGATTCAGGAGAAAAATTAAGCGATCAAACAAGCGGAGAAGTGGCTAATTTTTTGCAGGATTTAGAAAATAAAATCAATACGTTAAAGCAACAAGAACCTGTCGAGGGATTACAACCCACGCAGCCGGAAGAACCGCAATTAAATCAATCAGGACCATCCAGCAATGTAGATTCTTTCGGGTATGATGATAAAACCGGTAAACTCATGGTTAGATTTTTAGGTGACTATCCTAATAAAGAAGGTCCCGTCTATGCATATTCGGGAGTGCCTAAAGAAATCTACAATCTATTTCAACAAGGCGCCGTTCCAGCACGCACCAATGGACAAAACAAATGGGGAAAATGGTGGAAAGGAAAAGTGCCTTCCCTTGGCGCTAGTCTATTTACTCTAATAAAAAATGGCGGTTATAAATACCAAAAATTATCATGAATGTAAAACGGATTTACATTGAATTCATAGAAATTAATTGATAATATTTGCTTAGCGTTTAATGTGATCGCTTCACATAGCTTCATGGCTGAATTTACGACATCGCCGGCGTAGAAATACACTGCTTTTTAAATTTAAACATGAGGTTTTCTATGACTTTTCCTAATCAAGCTACCGCACAAGGCACACCTTTTGCGACAGGTGTTGACCCTTTTGTATTTCCATATTTCATTGGGTACGCTATGCGA